GGTGCTCGTTCTAGACCACCCCCCGTTGCAACCACAAGGTTTATCGCTGGAGGTAGTAGTATTAAAAACCATTAGGGTTACAAATTCTACTACAAAATTTTTAGCATCGTTTGTAGTATTTGCATTTTCGACGTTTATTTTGTCTGGAATGAGATTGCTAATTTCAGTCATATCTGCATTGTTCACCGGATTATTCAAATCGAAAAAACCAGGGCTTAATTCGACTTCATTGTCGTTTGACATTTATAATTACTAATATTTTATTTTATTTAATTTACTTGTATCTCTCTAATCCGTCGAACTTGTTATCTACGAATTTGTTTATTTCCTGGACGAAATGTACCTGGCTTGTAAAATAAAGGTTGCCAAACGCGAAAGATGCCACGCCGCCGCCGAGATCATCGGGAGTGATATAAGGCAAGTGCGTGGCAGCGAGTATTAAAACACCGATGATTATGGCGAATTGAATGACCAGAGACAGCGCGGTAACCGCGTGACAGTCCTTGGGGAATTTCTTATGAATCGCGACGTTTATGTGCCTATTTATCGTTCCTGTCGCAATTCCCAGAGCAAGACCTGCTATCGCGAACGCTACGATCGTCCAGTGTGGCAACTTTCTCATCTTTACATATTATAAATATATTTATTCAAGCAAAAACATCAGGCAGAGCATATGACCACTTGAAACCATACGCGGTTTTATATTTACCACGAGCACAACCCCTGATACTCGTTCCGTTTTTTTTTAGATATCGCCCCGCTTCCTCAGTTGACCCGAACGAATCAATAAAGGCGCCATCAAGGTCATACCGATACACTCTCTTAGACTTGTGATTCTTTTCACCAGTTTGTGCTTCGCCGATCTTTTTCTTGTGTTCGTCGCTCTTTGATATCCCAATGCGCGCGTCGCTCATCATACGTTTGCATTCTTCCGTGTGTGTTTTCCCATTGCGTGATTCGCTTATCTTTTGTTTGTGTTCGTCGGTTAGTTTTTTCCCATACATATGATGTTTCTCACATAGGTTTGATTCACTGATCTTTTGTCTCGTTTCATTACTAAGAGTTTTTCCGAGCTGTGCTTCTCTGCATTTCTGTTTTGTTTCCTCGCTCATTTTACCACAATTACCACCTCCCTCTCGAAGATTATACCCCCCGGGTGCCAACGTCCCCATCTCCCTCACCAGGAGTTCTTCGTCGAAGTTCAAATCTTCGTCGGGACATTCATACCAATCTACTTCGAAGTTATCCCAACCATGAAATTTGATGGCGTTATAAATAGCTGCACAATTACTGCTTTTTCCTGTTTGATGTTCTTCGAGTCTTTTGTGTATCGGGCGAGTCGTTTGCCCGATGTAGATCTTTCCATTTAGTTTATTTTTGATCATGTAAAGATGTCCCATTTTATATGATTTTTACATAAGTGTCTTCTTTATTTATACTTTTATTTGTCAATATGATACTATTTATCAGGCACTACAAACCAAGCATTCATCAACGGTTACTGCGATTGCGTTAGCGGAAGGTTGAGACCTCAGGTAGTACATAATTGTTTTAAGACCTTTTTTCCACGCGTAAAACAGCATGCTGGACACACTCTTCAGAGACGGGGATGCCAGGAAAAGGTTCATAGACTGTGTCTGGTCTACGAATGGTGCACGGTCTGCTGCCAGGTCGATGACGGTCTTCATGGAGATCTCCCAGGCGGTTTTGTACACCGCTTTGAGCTCCGGAGGGATACCAATTACCCTCTGGACGGACCCGTTGTTGGCGATAATCTTGTTCTTCATGGCCTCGGACCAAGTACCACGCTCGATGAGGTCGCGCACGAGATAAGAATTAACTACCGGGAACTCACCCGCGAGCGTCCGCCTGGAGTAAATATTAGACGTGATGGGCTCAAAAGCCTCCACGCTTCCGCAAATCTGTGCAGTGCTCGCGGTCGGCATCAGTGCCGTGGTCAGCGAGTTGCGAACTCCGTTTTTGACGCGTGTTTCGAGTCCGGCCCAGTTGAGATTGCTCTTGGGAGTGGCACTCCACATATGATACTGCATCTTCCCCTGGCTGGCAGGAGATCCCTCGAACGTGGGATGGGGTCCGTGGATCTCTGCCAGCTCAGCCGAGGACTCCACTGCTGCGAAATAAATGTGCTCGAAAATCTCCCGGTTGAGGTCACGAGCCTCTTGCGAGTCAAACGGCAGCTTTAGCTTGAAGAACACGTCCTGGAGCCCTTGGACCCCAACACCCACCGGACGACGAAGCATGTTGCTGTTCCGGGCTTCCTTGGTCGCATAGGACATTATGTCAATGGACTTGTCAAGATTCTGCACGAGGACTTTCACGTGCCGCCGCATGTCCTCAAGGTCGAATTTACCGTTCTTCACGTAGTTCTTAAGAACGATGCTACCGATGACACATACAGCAGTTTCGTCCTTCGAGGAATACTCTACGATCTCATTGCAAAGATTAGAGCCTTTGATGACTCCGGCGTTCATCTGCATGTTTGCTCTGTTGACCGCGTCCTTGTTAGAGACGTATGGTAGCCCTGTCTCGATTTGCGTAATGATCATGGTATTCCAGACATCCCTGGCCTTTACGGTTTGCTTGGCCATACCACGAGTCTCATAGTCTACATACATCTTCTCGTACTCGTCGCCATACACATCCGAGAGACCAGGGCACTCGCTCGGATCCAGGAGCGACCAATCGGCATCGGTTTCTACCCGCTTCATGAATAGGTCGTTCAGCCACACTGCGTAAAACAGGTTCCTGGCGCGAATGGACTCCTCCCCCTGGTTTCTACGAAGCATCAGGAAGTCCATTATATCAGGGTGATGGGGCTCGAGGTAAATAGCAAAGGAACCCTTGCGACGACCGCCCTGATTGGCATATGCAGATGTGGTATCAAACACCCGGAGCATCGGGACAATTCCATCGGACTCTCCGTTGGTGCCATTGATCCTACTTCCCCTCCCGCGGATGTCCGAGATATTGAGACCGATGCCTCCTCCGTGCTTAGACATCTGGGAGCAGTCACCGAGGACCTTGAAGATGTCGCCAAGGGAGTCCGGGACGTGTGCCAGGAAGCATGAAGCAAGGTTGGCATGCTTCAGCCCCGCGTTGAAGATCGTGGGGGAGGCGTGAGTGAACTTCCGGAGAGATAGTGCGTCGTAGGTGGTCTTCACCTTGGCAATGTCACCCCGCCAGAGAGCAATCGCGATACGAAGGTAGGTGTGCTGAGGGCGTTCTACGATCTTTCCATCCACCTTTGTCAGATACATCCGCTCCATCGTCTTGAAGCCAAAGTAATCAAAATCAAAATCTCGGGAATAATCAACGATCTTCTGATACTCGCTGCCAAACTCGCGAACGTCCTGCTTGAAGTCTTCGTTCAGCAAGTTGCTCATTTTCCCGAATGTCTCTACGACCGAGTCGCTTGTTTGCTTCTGGAGATTTGACACTCCAATACGAGCAGCGAGAATGCCGTAATCAGGGTTGACAGTTGTCAAACTAGCTGCTTTATCGGCAGTAAGATCATCGAGCTTAGTGGTCGTGATTCCGTCGACAATAGAGGCGCAAATGCTTCCAACAATTCTACTTACGTCCACAGATAGACCGGTCTGAGCTCGAGAGCCCTTGAAGTTTGGCTTTGCGCCCTCCGGCCAGCAGAGACGATGAATACGTTGCATGATCTTATCGAAGCTCACGTCCTCAAGAGTGCCATCGCGCTTGACAACATGCATCTTCATGGTTGACTGCATATTCAGTTTATAATAAACTAGAGAACTAAACGACTTGTATACCGCATTGTGTCAATATACAAGCCTCGTATGATTTCTGTGACTTTCTACTTCTTTAATTGCCTTCCCAACTTTTTATAACCAACAACCTTTATCAAATCATGACGGATGTATGTGACGCTAGAACGTTCTACAGCGTTAAATAGAAGTTCTTTCCCATTTGTTGGTCTACTCACGCGGTTAAAAGAACATGCTTGCATATTTATGCGAAAAAATGCATCCTCGTCCCAGTTTTGTTTACCGAGCGCACATGGTACTTCACGAATCGCAGCGCTTTTAGACCCTTTCATCGCAGGATCTCCGCTTCGAGCAGTCCAGCCGTTATACACGTACTTGTCTCCATTGCATGTCACGCCTGCTATGGCATGCGCAACACTACACGATGGATTACGCAGTTCAGCCCCTATTATGCACGAATCAAGAATGTAACTAGTTCCGTTATACTTAATAATCTTGACGTGTTTCTTAGGATTGTATCCTTGAATTGGCCCCAGGGCAGGCACCGGTGTTGCCCATTGCGTCTGTATATAATCTTCGCCAGAGTCCTTGTGTATAATGATGACTTCAGGTCTTCTCGTATCGACAAACACTCCTTTCGGAGACATAGTTTTCATAGCACCAGACCATAATTTGGAGTCTAGCGGAAGGTCTACGTTAAACCCGGAATACTTGAAATTTCCGTTCACGACTCCTATTGATAAATGTGGGACTTGTAGAAACGCGAGCACAGCGTGCTGGTAAGGTGCATAATGTGCTTCGTCTGACCCGTTTGTCATGCTAGAAAAATAGTCGGGACGAGCTATGCGAAGGTCGTGAAGGAATTGACGAGGTCGCATGGACTCCAATACGCGCGAAGACACTTTGTCACCATCATAACCACGCAAGATTTCAAGAATGGCCGAACATATGTGGCGAGAACTCTGATCGGACATCATTCTCCTCGCGTGGTTTCGGATTACCACCCTGGAATACTGACTGAAGAATAAAGAGGTGAATAGTGCGGCAAACCAGCAAATGGCGCCTTCTTGTGGAAACGTAACAACCTTCGAGCACGACTTGGCACGTGTACTCTCTCCTTTTTTAACCCGAAATACTCTCCCGAGTTCATTGGTCATCGTTTCCCGTTTCTGTTTTTGAACTCCTCCAATTTTTCTCATCGGGGGAGACTTGGAACGACTTTTAGTGCGTGGAAGCAGAGGAGCCCTTCTTACCGGAGAAGAAGACCGGGCAGAGGACAGAGGGCTTCTCCTCGATGAAGATCCATTTATCATCATTGGCATCGGTTTGGCATCACGTTTCATACGGATCAGGCGTTCTCTTTCCTGTTGTTGCCTCCTTGTTAGAGAAACATCCACGCGTGGTTTTCTTCTGAGTTTCGTGTCCATTTATATATACATACTAATATTATTTGTCGATACGAAACTCTTGTATCGACAAACCACACTTTCATACATTGTTATACGATTACATATGCGGGCTTTGTAACGGCAAACTTCTTGGCCAACTCGTTAATGTCCGCCTTGAAATCACTCTCAGCCCATTTCAAAAACGTAGTCATATACATACTCACGGCGTCGTGCACCCCCTGAGCAGTTAGCATCGCTTGAACAATTCCAGAGTTCCAGAATGGCAGTTGAGTTTCCGGGATCTTTACATCATTTTTCAATGTGTTGTACCAAGCTTTGTTGTTTTTTATATCTCCAGATACGAACCCGGATGCGTCTATGGCTTTCGATTTTCTAAGAGAGTCCGCTATTTTTGCGGAGTTTGCAAATGAAATGGATGCCATCTGCTCGGCGAAGAACGCGGGAGTTATTTGCCTTCTCGGAGATACTAATACAGCGGCGGGTTTCCCCAACTTTTTAGTCGACGATGCCATCTGAACACCGGCCTCGCGTTCTTTATCAGTCGCGAGAACGATCCACAATGATGCGGGTGTTTTCGCGGATGGTTCAGACCTTGTGGCACTTTCGTTGAACATTCCATCGCACTTTATCTTTCCGTCGGCGACCATACGCTGAATCATACCACCTCCTGCGGAACATCCTCCCAAGTACAAAGGTTTATTGGAGGTCCCGGTGACTTTACGAACCTGATCTATCGCGTTTACGGTCGTGACAGGGTCTTTTCCATCCTTGGCGGAGAAGCAACCAGTCTTGGAATCATGAGGAGCTACATAGAGAATCGCATATCCTGCGCGCAGACACTGCTTGGTTCTTCCCACGTCTTCGGGCATTCCGAAGAATTTGGGATTTGCACTGGGAGGCCATCCTCCGTAAATACTTCTTGAACACCCGTGGAGAAACACGACAAGCCCCTTAGGATTCGCAGGAGATTGGTATGCGTGCTGAACACCACCAACATTTATCATGACCGGTTTCAATCCCTTGTCAGACCTGTCTGTTGCTGGCGCAGGCTCGGGCTCGGGTGCGGGAGGTTTAGGAGCGGGAGGTTTAGGAGCGGGAGGTTTAGGAGCGGGAGGTTTAGGAGCGGGAGGTTTAGGAGCGGGTTTATTTGATGGAAATCCACATTCTTTTTTGGCAGAATTCCAAACCAAACCGGTGGGACAGTTCATCTTTACGGTTCCGTTATAGAAGAAAGAGTCGCCATCTTTTCCCCATAGATCGTTCGATGTTGGGCGTATTGGCGCGATGTTATTGTTCGGGAGGTCTGGGAATAATTTATGTTCGTCCGCGATCGTTCTCTTTGGGAATGACATTATACATATCCTATCTTTTTTTTAACAAAAATTCTCCTTGATTAATTTAATACGACAATCTTCTAAAATATAAATGATTAAACATCTGGAGTATGACTTCGAAGATGGAACTCGTGTTGAATTTACAAAATACATGATAGACAACGGAATAATTAAAAATAAGAAGACGACAAGGTCATATTAGTCTTATGCTAAATCCAGAAACAAAACGAAAATCCGCATATGGAAGAACATGGAAAAGATGTGAAATCACAATCTAACAGAAGTTCTCTTTTGAGAATCCAATTACCGCACACGCTATTCTCTTCCCAGCATTGCCTGTCTTGAGACTCTCCTCGTTTCCCCCATTCCCGCAGTCGTCTTCGTCGGCGTGGATGATGATACTGCGGCCGATAATGCTATTCTTCCCACTAAGGCGAATGACATCGTCGTAAAATATGTACCTCGCACTTCCATTCTTGTCAGCTTGAATGTTTCCAAGATCACCAACATGACGTTCTTTCTTCCCAGGGCATCCGTGCTTCTTGTTCGTGGGGTTGAAGTGCGCACAAGCACTCATACATTTTTCTGAAAGGTCTCCGGCTTGATGGACGTGAAAACCATGTTTTTGTGTGGGGTTCAGACCGGTGACGTTCAGGGTTATTTTTACACGTTTCAAGCTTTCCTCGAAGCGCACAGTTCCTTTCACATCGCTGTTCAAAAAGCAAGCGATCGCATATATCTTCTTTTCTGCCTGGAGATTACTCGCTGCGAGATTCATTGTATATGTATTACAGGTAAATTTTTACCAGATTATTATCAGCATTATTCGTTAACCCAAATCAATGCAGCGGTTACGATTGTGTGAATGATAGAGCTGCCAAAAGCAAGGGCCATGGAGATAGCCCACATATTTCCAGTGATTTTCTCGATCTTGAATACGTTGTCGAGGAAAAACATAATGGCAACCTGCACTCCCGCCATGAGAACGACGCAGATGTCAATGATGCGGATTCTGCGCATTTGCAGCAGTGGGAAGATACTGTCCTGCGAAGACACATTGACCAGGTTGAAAATCTGAGTGAAGATGAAAATGTTGAACATAAATCCGGATAGTTGTTTGTCGGTGATGTCTATTAGTTGGGGGGTTGCGAAAAAGATAACGAGTTGGCATGCAATTTGATACAAACTCTGGGGGATGATAGAATGCAACATCTTGAACGTCACCGCAAATTGTTCGCGAGGTCCAGGAGGGGTCTTCATGAGGTCGTCGGTCTTGGGGATGGTTGCGATTCCAATGGCGGCAAACGAGTCCATCACAAGGTTCACATACACGAGTTGAATAACGTTCAGGGGCGTGGTTCCCTTTGAAAATGCTGCGATTGCCACAACGGTCAGCGCAACTATGTTGATTGGGAGTTGGAACGTGATGAATGCGCGGATGTTCTTCATGATAAGACGGCCCCATCTCACACCGCTGACAATAGAGTCAAAGTCGTCGTTCAAAATAACGATGTCAGATGCCTCCTTGGCAAGATCCGTTCCACCTCCCATAGAGCACCCAACGTCCGCCTCCTTGAGAGCGGGTGCGTCATTTGCTCCGTCTCCAGAGGATGCTACCACGTGACCAAGACTTTTCATCAACTTTACCAACTCATACTTGTCCTCGGGTGAAGAACGTGCCATGACGCGAAGTTTAGGAGCGATGGCGATCTTCTCTTCCTTGGTCATTGCGCGGAACTCCTTTCCTTCGATGCAGATGTCGTCATACTTGAGCATCCCGATATCGCGCGCGATATGTTTCGCAGTCTTAATGTTGTCGCCGGTAACCATCACAACGCCAATGCCCGCGGATTCGCAGATCTTCACCGCGGTCGGGACGCTCATTCTCACAGGGTCTTTGATACCCAGGATGCATAGAAGCACGTCGTCCGCAGCAAGTGCAATTGTCCGCAGTCCGTTTGACGCCATAGCATCCACATACCCCACAAGGAGTTCGCGATCAACAATAGTGCACGCGTCCATGATGATTTCAGGGGCTCCCTTGGAATATTTCTTACCGTTAACGACCACGGATGATGTCTTCGTCACCGATGAAAAAGGAACGACATCCGTGGTTTTGTTCTCGTCGCGGATCTTCTCGTATGAGGAGTATGTGTTCACGAACCGGAGCATCGCCACTTCAGTCTGGCTACCAATACCCACCCCATCGGAGATGAACGCCGTAGAATTTACCGCACAGTTGATAAGAATGTCGTCGGACACGCTCGGGGGTACGTGGTCATACATCGTAGTTCCGAAGACGCCCTTCATAACGGTCATCTTGTTTTCGGTAAGAGTGCCGGTCTTATCGCTCAGTAGAATAGTGGTGCTACCGAGGGTCTCGCACGCGGCCAGGTGGCGGACAAACAGATTATCCTTCATCATCTTCTTGATAGAGTATGTTAGGACGATCATAACGGCGGCGGGAAGACCCTCTGGCATTCCGATCACCAGGATCGTGATAGAAAATACGATGAACCGGAGGGGGCCTTCTGAGAACGAAGGACGGGGGGATTCCGTGCCCCAACGGACCATCTGAGCGACGAACACAGCCACGCTGATAGTAATAGCCGTGAGCGCACAGTATTTGACAAATCGCATCAGTTTCCTCTGGAGGGGGGTTTTTTCAGTTTCCGTTTGGATGAGTGCGATAGTGCGACCAAACTCAGAATCTTCTCCCACAGCCACAACAAACATCTTGGCATTTCCATCGGTGACGACTGACCCAGAGCGAAACCACGGGTCTGCTTCGTTTTTGCGAATGACGATGCTTTCGCCGGTGAGTGCAGATTCGTCGATACCGAGGGCGTTGGCGGACACGAAATAGCCATCTGCGGGAACCTTATCTCCAGACTCGAGAACGACAAGGTCACCAACAACAAGTTGCTTGTTAGAAATTTGTTGCTCCTCGCCATCGCGGATCACCTTGACCAGGTATTCGTCGTTTTTGGAGTTTAGTTTGTGAAACGCGATTTCTTGCTTGTAATCATTATAGGTCCCGATAGCCACTATCACAAAGACCGTGAACCAAATGGCAACTCCCTCGACCCATTCATTATTTTCGCGCTGTTCCGTGAACACAAGTCCAAATGTCGTGGCAATCGTCGCGGAGAAACACAGGATCCACAATAGAGGGTCGTTTATGGTATTCCAAAGAATACGCAAAAACGTTTTAGGGGGTATTTTCTTAACGACGTTGGCACCATACGTCTCTACACGCCCTGCAATAGAATCCGTCTTGATGCCATCTGGTCCAGTGGACAAATACGTTTCCACGTTAAGCTCCTTCAGAGCCGAAGTGTCCTTGTTGGCAACGAAAGTTTTAAACATCTCAACGAATTGAGATGTTTAGTAATCACACGGGCCAAAACTGCGTTTATATAACCAACCTCGTTGATATGATACCGGGGTAAAATGACAATATACGCGTAAACAATTTAACCACAAACTTTATACACATCATAAACACAATGCGCGCTGCTCACATGGCCATGGCAAAGGAAACTACCGCCGAACAAGCCGCGAACGCTAAGAATTTGATCGCAATCAAGAACTTTTTCAAAGACCTATTTGGTCACTGTACATTTTCGCTAAGTCGCAACCACCCGGTCGTGATGTAAAATCCTGAAATCATTTTTGCTTGCTTTTGCCACCTGAGGGGTGTTGATATGTATGTACATATTGACAATCCACATGATAAAATAGTAAACACAGCGTAACACATAACAGATAATACAATGGTTGCAATTATGACCGCCGACGGAAAGATGTTCGATATCACCAGTGAAATTGCAGATCAAATTAGGATGATCAAGAATGCCGTCGAGGATTTCTCCGACGAGGTCATCCCAATCCCGACCGTCAACTCTGACATCTTCAGTATGATTGTAGATTTTTGCACTTTCAAGACCGGCGAACATGACGTCGGAGAAACAGAAGACTTTGTCTCGAATTTCTTTGATGTACCAACCGACATCCTGTTCGACATCATTTCTGCATCAAACTTCCTCGACGCCCCAGATGTTCTTGATGCCGCGTGTAGCGCAGCGGCTAATCTCCTCCGGGACAAGAACCCAGAGGAAATCAGGACTATTCTGAACATCGAAAATAAATTTACTCCAGAAGAAGAAGCAGAAATCATCAAGGAAAACAGCTGGGCTTTTCAACCGAAGACTACATATCAACGCGGCAATAGCTACAATTAATCATCATATCAACACATCGCTATACAAATGTAACCAGAAATATGTATTTTAAATAACAATGGCGACCATCACAGTTTCCGCTCCTCAGGCTCGCTCATTTATCACCACAGTCAGGCCATTCACAAGACCTTCTAGTCCTATTTCTAGGAATGTCAGAACTCGGGTTTCCCCCATAAGCATTGACATCATGCATCATTTTGACGTGTACAGTACGAAAATATCTATACTTCTTTCGTTTTTCACTATTTCAAAGTTGATTATACGAGCCGCAGAAGACTCCGTGAATAGTTACGACTCGTCGGATTCTTATGATGATGACGACACGGATGATGGAGAAACGATTCCAATTCCGGTCAAGGAAGACCCCTAAAAGCGTCAGCGAGACGAAGGTTGACATCGTCGTGCACGAGGCCGTCGATCCACTCGAATTCCTTCATATTTCCGGTGATGATTTCCAGGTTCAGGAACAGAGCAAAAACTCGTTCGAGAGTTCCTGCCATGTGACGAGTATTATTCCCAAGGAATGCAGTGACATTTTTTAGGATATCCTTTGTAAAGCACATCATACGCTTGTAATTCTCAACAGGGATAACGAAAGTGTGAAACAGAGCGAGCTTCATTGTATCCAGCTTATCAACATCGTCAACGGCAACATCAAAGAAGTTAGAATACTTCTGGATGATGAATTGCCACACGCCGGGTTGAAGGATCTCGAACAGAGGCTCGATAGGGTAGGGATAGAACCCGACTACAGCCTTGGGGTCCTGGCATTTTTCCTTGATCTGGTCGAAAATCTCGGGGGTAAATACCATGTCATACTGGGCAAACCCGATGTGATCAAGGCCCAGGGTGTCAATAACATTCATGAGATTGAAAAACACAGAGTTCTG